ATGTTGGCTCAAAAATACAAAGCTGAAGGAGGGGGTTATCGTGATTAATATTGAAGAGTTTCGCATCAAAGACGGTTGGAAGGCTAATTTTTTAAATACTGCTGTTCAGCCGATGGTTGACGGGCACATGGTAGATTGCGCGATTATGGAAGAAGGCCCCTGCACCTGTGGTACGCAGGAAGAGCTCGAGGCGTTGGCGCTTGAAGATGCTGGCTTAACAGCAGAAGACTATGAATGAAAGCGCCCCAAAAATCCTTAAAAGCGTGGACAGACCAGAAGTGGCGAACCAAGTCTGGCAAGCCGTCCACGCAGGGTTCTGAGGCCACGGGCGAGCGGTATTTGCCTGAAAAGGCGATAAAGGCGCTCAGCGCATCGCAGTATGCTGCAACAACAAAGAAGAAACGAGAGGACACGGCCAAGGGCAAGCAGTTTTCCAAGCAGCCAAAGACCGTGGCGTCTAAAGTAAAAACATATCGTAAGCGAGGTGCATGATGGCTGGACGTGGAATGGGTGCTGCTACAAAAGGCGGCGGAGCAGTTGAAAGTGGTCCAAGAAACCGTGTGCTGTCCGAGACAAGCAAAACTACTGGCCCCGTCATGATGGCGAAGGGCGGTATGGCTAAGAAAAAGAAGAAGGTTATGGCTAAGGCCAAGGGCGGAATGGCCTGCTCATGAGTACCTCTGGGACAACAGACTTTAATCTGAGCATCGATGACCTGATTGAAGAGGCGTTTGAGCGTTGCGGTATGCGGATGACCTCGGGTTATCAGCTGTCCTCTGCGCGCCGTTCACTGAACCTGTTGTTTCTTGACTGGGCGAACCGTGGCCTGAACCTGTGGACGATCGAGGAATCCACGATCGCACTGACGCAGGGTAGCCGGGTGTTGAACCTTCCAACGGACACGGTCAACGTACTGTCGGCAGTTATCCGGCAGAACACGACAGGTCAACAGCAGGATGTCTCCATCGACCGGATTAGCCGCGAGGAGTACTTGGATCTGCCTGATAAGACGACCCAAGCACGCCCAGCACAGTTCTACGTGGAACGTACCAACGTGCCAAAGGTTTACCTGTACCCAGCAGCCGATCAGGTGTACACCTTCGTTTACTACCGGATACGACGCATTCAGGACGCCGGCAACTACGAGAACACCTCAGACGTGAACTTCCGTTTCCTGCCGTGTTTGGCCTCTGGCCTGTCCTACATGCTCTCACTGAAATACATGCCTGATCGCACGGGCGCGCTGAAGCAGATCTACGAAGAGGACTTCTTGAGAGCGGCACTGGAGGACAGGGACACCGCGAGTTTCCACATCGTGCCGGACTTCGGGGTGTGACATGGCATTTGCGTCGGGCAAGTATTCGTATTCGCTCTGCGACTTCTGTGGGCAGAGATACCCGTACAAAGTATTGCGTAAAAACTGGCGTGGCTTCATGGTTTGTCCCGACGATTATGAGCCAAAAGAGCCGCAGCTGCAGCCTTTGCGGTATACTGGCGATGCGATTGCGCTGCGCGATCCAAGGCCGGACAGGGTAGAGCCGACGGTTATTTACCTTGGCTTACCGGGTGACGCAGCCTTCCAGAGTATCGGTAGCGCAAATGGCGGCACAAACATGCAGCCGTTCCCGCAGCAGGTTGCGGTTCAGGGCGTTGGATCCATTGGCAAAGTGACTATAGTGATAACCTGATGAACTACAGCGAGCTGGTTACAAACATACGAAATTACACCAACGTCGATGCCAACGTCTTCAGCAATTCCGTGATTGATACGTTCATCACGATGGCCGAAAACCGAATCCTGCGCGACATTGATCTGGACGTATTTAAGAAAGAATCTACCAGCACGATGAGCACCGGCAATCGGTTCCTAGCGTCACCAAGCGATATCTTGACGCACCGGTATATCTTCATCACAGTTGCCGGCAAGAAGGTGTATCTGGACTTCAGAGACACTTCCTTCATGAAAGAGTATGCGCCTGACGCTGCGGCGGTCGGTGTGCCAAAGTACTACTCAGTGTGGGATCAGAACACGTTCAGCTTGGCACCAACGCCCAATGCAGACTACGCGGTGGAGCTTGGGTACATCTACCGTCCGGCGCAGCTCTCTGCGGCCAACCCAACAACGTGGATCAGCACAAACGCACCAGAGGCGTTACTCTATGCGTGCCTGATCCAAGCTTACAGCTACACGAAGGGTCCTGCTGAGATGCTTGGCTACTTCGACAACAGCTACAAGCTGGCGATACAGGGTCTGGGCATCGAGCAGCAGGGCAGACGTCGCCGTGACGAGTTCCGTGATGGTATGATTCGCATACCAATCAAATCTGAATCACCGGGACCATAATCATGTTTAGCACAACAGGCGGCGGAGCACTCGGCATTATCAAGGCATCATCCGTTTCGGGTCGGGGGTTCACACCTGAAGAGCTGGCTGAGGGTGCGCTCGATAAGATTATCTACATCGGCAAAAGCTCAGATCCGGCCATACGCGCGCAGGCTGAAGCCTACCGTGATCAGATCAGGGTCGTGCTGGTGGCAGCAATGCACCAAGCCATACGTTCAAACAACACCACTCTGATGAACCGTTTCCGCGCCGCTGGGCACCCGGAACTTGTAAAATTACTGGAGAGTTAACATGCCTATTTCAATTACTACTGCCATGCCCACCAGCTTTAAAGTTGAGCTGTTCAAGGGTGTGCACAATTTTACCGCTTCAACGGGTGACACATTCAAGATTGCATTGCTCAAGGCCGCTGCGGCTGGCTCTGGCACATTTGGCGCGGCTACTACCAACTACAGCAACCTGAGCACCGACGAGCTTGGCAGCGGTAGCGGCTACACCACAGGCGGTAACACGCTGGTGTCGATCACTCCCGTAGCGGACGGCACTACAGCAATCTGCGACTTTGACAACACAACGTGGAGTGCTGCGACGTTTACGACCTCCGGCGCGTTGATTTATAACAACACTGATGCTGGCGCAGCGTGCGCTGTGCTAAGCTTTGGTGGTGACCAAACTGTGAGTTCCGGTGATTTTCAGATTCAATTTCCTGTCGCTGCAGCAGCAACTGCGATCATTCGGATTGCTTGAGGATTGATCTGTGGCCTACCTTGGACCTGTCCGATCATGGGGTGAGGGCGCTTGGGACGAGGGTTCTTGGGGCGGGATTGGCGTTGTCGTCGATTTGGGCCCAACGTGGGGCAACGGCAGCTGGGGCGAAGGAGCGTGGGGCGATAACGTACTCATCGCTGTTTCGGCAACCGGAGCCGTTGGCAGCGTAGTAGTTAGTATATCGGACATCGTTGTTGCAGAGTCCGTGCAGGCAGTTGGTGCAGTTGGCACGGTGTCCATAAGTGTAGGCGACCTGATTGTTGTAGACTCGGTGGCCGGCACGGGTGCGGTAGGAACTGTAGCTACAACATTCGGCGGCATTGTAGTGCTGACGGGTGTGCAAGGCGTCGGCGAGATCGGCGGCTTTGAGGTGCAGGTTGATGACATTGTCATCCCAATTGGCGTTGAAGGCACAGGATCTATCGGTGCGGTAACATTCAGTATCGGCACTGTTTTTAATGTAACGGGTGTTGTCGGAACCGGGCAAATTGGCACAGCAGTTCCCGCGTATGAAAGGATAGTTGTAGTCGGCGGTGTTTCGGGCACGGGGAGCGTGGAGGCTGTAGCACTGCAGGTCGCTCCTACAATTGCAGGTGTGTCTGCGTCGGGCGCTGTAGGCACAGTGACGAACACCAGAAGTGCTAATGTTTTCCCTGTTGGAGTTGCTGGCGTAGGCGCAATAGGTACGGTTAAAATAGGCGGATGGTCACTTGTAAACGACGCTCAGACCGCCGTTTGGGTTGATGTAAATGACGCTCAAAATGCTACTTGGATACCCGTGGACACAGCGGCGTGAGGATAAAACATGGCTACGTATAGTAATGATTTACGACTAAAAGAGATTGCTACGGGCGATGAGTCCGGGACGTGGGGCACATCGACCAACACAAACTTATCGCTTGTCGCCGACGCATTTAGCCTTGGCACTAAGCAGATGGCGGCAAATGCGGATGAGACATTCACGATGCCAGACGCCACAGCGGACGGCACACGCTCGCTGTACCTTAAGATTACCTCTGCGGTGTCGCTAACGGCGACGCGCACGGTGACGCTGGCACCCAACACGGTGTCCAAGGTCTGGATCATTGAGAACGCCACCACCGGCAGCCAGATTATTACGATCAAGCAGGGTTCAGGCGCAACGGTCAACGTACCCAACGGCTCCAAGCTGATGATAGTAACCGACGGCGCAGGCGGTGGTGCGGCGGTGTTTAACGCTAACCCGACTGAAGTTGGTGGCACGGTTACTTCTGTAGGCGGCACCGGCACGGTCAATGGCATTACGCTGACTGGCACGGTCACAAGTTCTGGCAACCTGACGCTGGGTGGTACGCTGTCTGGTGTGAGCTTAACGACTCAGGTTACCGGCACACTTCCAATCGCGAACGGCGGTACAAACTTAACGACGCTCGGAACAGCGGGTCAGGCTCTGGTAGTTAACTCGGGAGCCACAGCGCTGGAGTACGGTAGTGCTGGTATATCAACGGGCAAGGCCATCGCAATGGCTATGATTTTCGGGTTTTAGGAGTAACCTTTGTGATTACACAAGAAGAAGTCCGCAGGATGTTCGATTACCGACAAGATGGCGCACTGATTCGCAAAGTGGCTGTTGGTGGCCCTGTTGGTCAGATTGGCAGGACAATAGGCTCTGTTGCCACAGGTGGCTCAGCAAGACCTGACAAAAAATACTTGATCACCAAAATAGCCGGAAAGCATTATTGCGTTCACAAGCTTGTATACTTGTGGCATCACGGGCAATGGCCTGAGCAGATTGATCATATTAACCAAGACTCATTGGACAATCGCGTTGAAAACCTGCGCCCTGCAAACGCTTGCACAAACATGCAGAACCGCAAGGTGTTTAAGAACAACACCTCTGGCTCGAAAGGCGTGGCATGGAACAAGCGAGTTAACAAATGGCAGGTATACGTTGGTGTAGAGCGAAAAATCAAACACATTGGTTATTTTGAAGATTTTGAATTAGCTGAACTGGTTGCCCACGAGGCGCGTCAAAAATTTCATGGCGCGTTTGCCGCCTGAGCATAGGAGATAAGCATGAATCCCAATATAGTCA